AGTTAAATTTTTACCAAAAGAACACAAATACGTAAGTGTTGATCCGGCTGAAAATATTCAGTGGTCAAGTGTTACTAGTGTTATTTCTAATTTTAAAGAACCTTTTGATGCAGATTCTATTGCTCAAAAGTCATCTAAAAATAAGAAAAGCAAGTGGTATGGAATGTCTCCTGAGGATATTAAAAATGCCTGGAAAGCTGAATCCGATAGAGCCATAACACTAGGTACCTGGTATCATAACCAAAGAGAGTCAGATATCCTGGATTGCAATACAATAAACCGTGAAGGATTTGATTTAAAGATAGTCAAATCTGTAGAGGTTGATGGTCTAAAGACAGCACCTAATCAAAAGTTGCAGGATGGTATATATCCAGAACATTTTGTCTATCTAAAATCTGCTGGCATCTGTGGTCAGTCAGACAGAGTAGAAGTAGTAAATGGAAGAGTAGATATATATGATTATAAGACAAACAAAGAGATTAAGAAGGAATCGTACAAAAACTGGGAAGGCATATCTAAAAAGATGCTTCATCCAGTATCTCATCTTGATGATTGTAACTATAATCATTATGCTCTTCAGCTTAGTTTATACCTCTATATCATCTTAAAGCACAACCCTAAACTAAAACCAGGCAAACTATTTCTGGACCACGTCATATTTGAAGATGATGGTTTAGATAAGCAGGGTAATAAAATCCACAAACTTGACTTTGATGGGCATCCTATTATTAAAAACATTGATAGATATGAGCTACCTTATTTAAAGAAAGAAGTCATATCTATAATAAATCATCTGAATGATCCTGCAACTAGACCCAATGATTCCCATTAAAAGGGTATCTGATGACATGGAGGGCTATGCTTTTTTGGTTATAGACTATAGTCAAGAACATGATCTATTGTTTACATGTGCTATGGATGATGGGGAGATATGGACATTAAGTAATAAAGAACTAAGATTTTGTAAAAATATAAGCCTAGATAGAAAATGATTGTAAGACTATTTGATATAAATAATAATGTTGTTGTACCAACAGAACACTGCTATACTCTTGTGACCTTAAAGAAAATAATGGACAATCATCCTGATGACTACATGAAGATCTATCAGTATTTGTTTTATATGACTTGTCCTAATCCTGATATCAACCCATTTTTTAACGTATCTGAATTAGATAAAGAAGAAATAATTCTAGCAGAAATTGATGCTGATTTTTCTACTGATCATCCTGATATTGTAGGTGCATTAAAATTTTGTGCAGATATGTATGAGACTCCTACTTCTAGAGCATATAAGGGAATCAAACAAATGCTTGATAGACTTGGTCGATATATGGAAACAACTGAAATAACTCATGGTCGTGATGGAAATATTAACTCTTTAGTAAATGCAGCAGCAAAATACCAACAAATCCGCGAGAGCTACAAAGGTGCCTTCAAAGACCTCCAAGATGAACAAAAAAGTCAAGTCAGAGGAGGTCAAGGACTTGCCTATGACCAGCTATAAAGGAAAGTTCTTTGTAATTGATTTAGAACTATACAATGCCAATGTATTAGTTAGTATTGAACAGGAAGCTGAAGATGTAGTGCTATCTCTTGTAGAGTATGGGGTCATACCTTCATTGGAAAGCCCTAGTCTTAAAATGTACATGGAACCTTTTATGGATATGAAGGTTACTAGTTTAGCAAGAACTGCTATGTATGAGAATGGGGTAATAGCTGTTAGACTTACTCACTTTGATGAGAATGACATTGAGAATATGGCAACTCTTGTACATGAATTATCACATGTATGTATGTATACTTTTGAAAGAATAGGTATGCCGCATAATGGAGATACTGATGAAGCCTATGGTTACCTTATAGGTTTTTTGACAAAGAAGTTCTTTGAGAATATAAGATAACCCCTATCTTTATAGTATGGGCAAGACAAACATTGAAAAGACACCACCCAAGGGTGACATCAAATTTGCAATTACTCTTTCAGAGGAGCAAAAGAAAGCTAAAGAACTGATTATCAGTAAACCTTATAACTTCCTAATAGGATTTGCTGGTAGTGGTAAGACACTAGTAGCAGTACAAATAGCCTTAGATCTTTACTTTAAGAGAAGAGTTAATAAGATTATTATAACCAGACCTACAGTATCTACAGAAGATAACGGATTCTTACCAGGATCTGAGAAAGAAAAAATGGAACCCTGGTTGGTACCTATTAAATCCAACATGAGGAAAGTCTATGATAAACCAGATATCCTCAACAAGATGGAAGAAGAAGGTGCTATAGAACTAGTATCCTTGAGTCACTTTAGGGGAAGAACTTTTGAAAATGCTGTATGCATAGTAGACGAGTTCCAGAATCTAACCAAGGCACAACTACAGATGTGTGTAGGTAGACTAGGTAAAAACTCTATAATGATTTTTACAGGAGATGTACAACAGATTGATCTTAAGTTTAAGAATGATTCTGCTATACATGAGATTCCTAAAGTAGAGAAGTCAGAGTTTGTAAATAAGATTATTCTTACAGAAAATCATAGACATGAAGCTCTAAATGAAATACTTAGACTATTGAATGAGTACTGAAATCTACGAACATATACCTACCTATGAAAATGGAGAATGGAGCTACACAGACTTTGATAGTAGAAAAGACTTCTATGAATTCTGCAAATCAATCTTTAAAGAGCCTGGGCAATACGAACTTGATGAAACATCTAAAATGTTTAATGAACAGGCACGACTGTTTAATAAAAATGGAATTTATTGCACAGCACCGTCTGGTACTAAAGACTTTATAAAGTACTGGGATACTGAAAAAGAAAAGTGTAGAAAGGGTGTAATCTATAAGTCAGGTACCAAAAATTGGTATATCACCCGAGACTATTACATGTGGTTAAACTTCTTGCCAATCTTTAACAAGGAGACACAGAGATATGGTTTTGCTGATGTAAGAGATGCTCAGTATCACATGGCACTTTATGAAATGCTGGCTGAGCTAGATTATAAACACTGTGCTATTTTAAAGAAACGTCAGATAGCTAGTTCTTATTTCCACTGTGGTAAACTAATAAACCAGATATGGTTTGAAGAAGGGGTTACTCTAAAGATGGGAGCTAGTCTCAAAGACTATATTAATGAAAAAGGTAGCTGGAAGTTTCTCAATGAGTATGAGTCATTCTTAAATAAGCATACTGCCTGGTATAGACCAATGAATCCCAACAAAACAATGTTCTGGCAACAGAAGATTGAGATTGTAAACTTTGTAGGAGGTCAAAAGAGAAAGACTGAAATAGGTCTTAAGGGTGTAATACAGGCAATGTCATTTGAGAAAAGCCCCACCACAGGTGTGGGTGGTCCTACTAAATACTTCTTTCATGAGGAAGCAGGTATTGCCCCTAAGATGAACCAGACTTATGAATATCTAAGACCTGCACTTAGATCAGGTATGATTACTACAGGTACATTTATAGCGGCTGGTTCTGTGGGTGACTTGAGTCAGTGTGACCCACTCAGGAAACTGATAATGCACCCTGAGGCAAATGACATTTATGCTGTACCCTCAGATCTAATAGATGACAAAGGCACAGTTGGGACTACAGGACTATTTATTCCTGAGCAATGGTCAATGCCTCCATATGTTGACAAATATGGAAACTCACAGGTCAAGGAGGCTCTTGAGGCTTTAGATGAGCAGTTTGCTAAATGGAAAAAAGAACTAGATCCTCAAGAATATCAACTACGTATTTCCCAGCACCCAAGAAATGTAAAAGAGGCATTTGATTACAGAACCGTATCATTATTTCCTGGGCATCTTGTTACAGCACAAATGCAAAGGATTGAAGAGAAAGAATATCCATATGAGTTCCTGGACATACACAGAGATGCCAAAGGTGAAATAGAAGTAGAAGTAACTAATAAACTTCCCATTAGAGAATTTCCTATAACCAAGAATACAGAAGATAAAACAGGAGTTCTTGTTGTATGGGAGAGACCTGAGAAAGATGCTGAGTTTGGAACTTATTATGCGTCTGTTGACCCAGTTGGAGAAGGTAAGACAACTACCTCAGAATCACTATGTTCTATTTATATATACAAAAGACCTGTTGAGGTAACCAGGAATAATGGATCTGAGATACAAACATTTATTGAACCTGATAAAATTGTAGCTGCCTGGTGTGGTAGATTTGATGATATT